GATGAATCCTGGATTGCCTGGAAAGCAACTGTAGATCCGAAAGCTGACTGTAGTGTCTGTAGAACTGACCCTGTTGCTGTGTCATTCAGGAAGCTCACAGTAATGGTATCTGCTGAGAGTCCAGCCACAAATTTGTGAGCTGTATCACCCATTGCACTGACCTCGATAGCGTCCACAATGCGGTTTAGTGTAAATGCTGTGACGTGGTCTGAAAGATTGACAGTAGCAATCTTAAATCCGACCTTATTGTTTAAGAAAATTGCCATTGATTATTCCTCATCTTTCTTGGTTGATACTGGCTTAGGTGCTGCTGTTGTGGTCTGACCAATCTTCTTCAAGAAGGCCAAATCCTCTGGTGTTAGCTCTGACATGTTAGCTCCAACTTGTTAGGATTGATACGGACATCTCGCACGACAAAAGTTGGCCTGATGCCGCGTCGAGAACGCTAGGTGCGCTGATTGCGCCTACATTGTAAGTCAAAGATGATGCAGCAAGCTTGTTAAACACTGCAACTACAAAATCTTCTATGCCATTGAGATTGCCCTCATTATCAAATAAAGGCGCAACGATCACTAGGCGAAAATTAGCCAATGGGCTGATCGTGTTACGAGCATTGTTGCTAGGTGTGATGTATTCGTCCGCAGGGCTGACGATAACTGAATTGGCCAATACAACAGGCGGTGGAAACGCGAAAACTTGGTAACGCGTATTATCTACTAAAGCTGTAGCTAAAGTAGTACGAAGTGTTGTGATGGGTGTAGTCATTACCCCACCATCGAGGAAGGCGAAAGCGCGTGAGCGATGAGCCCACGCACCTTCGCCAAAAGCTGCGCGGACATTCTGTATGGGCTTGGTTGAAAATCAACTGAATTGCTTCCGCTTAATGTTGCAGTGCGTGCCTGCCAAATTTCTACACTTATCATTAATGCCGCGTTCTGGATTGCTTGATCAAGAGACCAATCAACATCATCCTGTGCAGCAACCTTACCGAAAGGGCGCACCAGGTGATAAGGGCGAACTCTGCCGCCATCTTCATGTGTATAAGTAATTGAATCTTCACCTACAGCAGTGATTGTGTAAGTGCCATCAAACAGTTCATCATTTTCAGAAACTACAATTGCTTGACCAATGTAGAACTGACCTTTTTCTATGAACTCAAAATATAATGTACGCTGATCATCGTCAGCTGAATGGGCAATGTTGTAGCTATCGTTATTCCATAGCATTGGTAGAAGGACTTCATCTGCTGCATCTACAACAGATTGAAGGGTCGCGTCACTATACAAAGTGCCTACGCCTAATGTACTGCGAAGCTCTGCAACTGTTGTAAGTGCCATGATTTCCTTTCTAAAGACTCTGGGGAGTAGAGGGCTACTACTCCCCAGAGCGACTTAGTTACCTATTTTTATTAAGTTAGGTTGAACTTACGAACACCCTTGCCTGACTTTGCAACATAAATTGCCAAGTAACCGTAGAGGTTAATTTCCACCTCACCAGTTTGTAGCACATTCAGACGCAGCTGAGTCTGTGGGGATTCCCAAACATATACTGACGATGGAGCAACCAAGAACGCTGAGTTATCGATTACACCTGATGCAGAGATGTTGTGATCCACAATGAGATCGGTGCCTAGTACAGATCCGCGAACAGATGTTGCTACTGCATTACCTGATGCATTGTATGTTGCACCCTGAGCAGAATATAGCGCACGTCCAGTTGTATCTGCGTAAGAAGTAATCGCAGCCCACTGATCTGTAGAGGCTACAAGCTTGTTAGCGAAATCGCCACCAGTTCCCTTGTATGCTGCTGCACCTTCTGTTGAAATGAATGACTGCAATCCAGCTGCTGTTGCTGCTGTAGTTGCTGCTGCTGTTCCATTGTCAATGAAAGCTTGAATAAGTGCAGTATCTGTTGCCTTCTCGTATGCCTTGCGAAGTTCACCCATCAAAAGCTCCATGAACGCAGGAGAACTTCTGTCAATGAGCTCGAACGATACTCGGTTGAGGCCACTCATTTTTGAGATCGACACCGTATCGTAGCTTGAGGTCATTCCTGTTTCTGATGGTGTTGCAGCTTCTGCTGTTGTTGCAACTGTTGGCGCAACGTTTGGAGTACCCGCATTGGTATAAAGGCGGGGCACTGTAAATGACATCCCAGTTTCAGTCAAAGCATTTCGCGTTACAGCTTCAAATGCAGGACGTCCTGTAAATGTATCCGTGATAAAAGTATTTAGGTGTGTTGGCAATGTCAAGCCAGTGTTTGTTGATGTTGAATCATCCGCGCTTCGAACAATGCGGCGTGCTTCGTCATCACCAAGTGCTGCCTTGATGTTTGCTTCTAGATATTGTGCTGATGTGATTGGTGCTACGCGCTCGCGCACGAAAGTTGTTGCAGTAACAACAGGACGTGCAGCTTCAACCGCTGCTGCCTCTACTGGTGCTGCAACTGTCTCTGGAGTATTCTCCACAGCTGTCTCGCTTTCTGTTGGTTGGATTTCTTCTACAGCTTCAGGAGTTTCCTCAGCTGCTACATCAATAACTTGAGCCGACTTAAATGCTGGCTCTGTTACTAATGAAACTTCGAAAAGACGCGCAGCAGAAACGTGCATTACGCCGCCTTTATTCTTTGACTTAATTACTTCTACGCCTACGCTAAGGCCACTTTGAAGGCCTTCTTCAGCAAGGATCAAAGCCTCAGAACCACGGTTGCTGCGGCTGATCTTGAAGCTCGCGTAAATTCCATCATCTTGCGATGTGAAGCTGGTGGCCTTTCCTAAAGGTTGCTTCATGTCATGCTGATTGAGAAGCTTGATGGTCTTAGGATCATCTGGAAGCTGAATCGCATTGCGTTCAAATACAACGCGTCCTGCCGAAGTATTTCCGACTTCGCCTGTGCCTGCTGGCACGATCTTTCCTGAGATAGTACGTTCTTCAACGTTAGCTGTTATCTCAGCAGAGAAAGTTAAAATCTCACTCATGCGTTTTCCATTCCTTCGTTTCCATTAGGTGACAGGTCTTCCATCTCCATCGCTTGCTCTACTGTGATTAGACCAAGTGAAAGCATTTTTTCAGTTACTAGCAATCGCTCCATTGGATCAGTACGCAAGAACGATGAGTCCACATCAAAGCGGACAGCGTTTGAACGATTGGTGATGTCATCCATGCTCAAACGATCCTGAATCGCATTGATGTAAGGAAGTAAAGTCATCGCATAAAATTGCTTGCGCTCGTCAAGGACGTTGGCATATGTCATGCTCTGGTTGGCTTCTGCACTAAGCATGTATGCAGGCACGTTCATTAATCTCGAAATTTCCGTTGAAAGGAATTGCTGTGCCGAATCGTACATCATGTCTTTAGGTGAGAAAGATGTAGGTTGATATTCAAGAGTGGATGTTAAGTATGCAGTTGCACGATTTTGACGCGCTGTTTTCCAAGCTGCAAGTAATCCAGCAACTTCTTTAGGATCTAAGTCAGCACCTGAATTGCGAATCACGCCACTGGGCATCGGTGTGCTGGCTGCAACTACAGCAGCTTTACGAAGATCGATCGCTGCCTGAATTGTTTCAGATCCGCGTTCTAGAATTCCTTCATCAAATCCCTGGAAGGTGATTAAACTTCCCACACCCCATTGCGGACGCGCAACACCATCAACATAGTATTGAATAATTTTATTATTGTATAAATCAGTTTCAAAAGTTACCTTGACGTTAGGTACCCATTCAAATCGGCGAGGGCGTTGATCCTCTTCAAAAACTTCGGTCACTTCCCAGTAAGATACGCCATACATGATCAAACTATCGATCGTCCACGCCAGAGTAACTGATCGTGGTTGATTGATTGAAGGCTGATCAACCCAAACAGGATTGCCAATTTCTTCACCAGTGGATTTGCGATACAAATTTAATGGAAGGCCTGAAATAACTCCAGCGATTAAGTTACGAGCGCGAGCTACAGAAGGCACTGACATCGCAGCATTGCGAGAGATGCGCGGTTGGATGTAGTTGTAAAGGGAGTTAAGATTTTCTCCCATAATAGAAGGGGCATATTGCGCCTGAACGCTATTAGTTTTTGGTGTCGTTTCTTTACGCGAGAATATACCCATAGACATATACTATACCATTTGTCAAGAAGTTAGACAATATGATAATGCGTGTCTAGGCAATAATAATCTCAGCCTTAGACTGGGGCTTCATCAAAGTTGAAACGACCATTGCGAGTGAAATCGGCGCGCTAATGTCTCCCGCGGATTTACGCCTTACCAATCTCCAGGCTCCGTCATTTTCTTTAGCTGCACAATTATTCATCTGGTCTAAAAACGATTCCTGCCCTGAGTGCACGACTCTGTGATTTACCAGGCTGTCAAGGAAGTCTCCGCACGCACGATAGAACTGCTGGCCTGATACGTCCTGGATCTTGACGCCTGCATTGCTTAGGCGTTCTGCAATCGTGGCAGTAGTGTATTTATCATGGCATACAAGCTTAGGACGGTAGATATCGCACCAAGCTTTGATAGAAGCTGCAATCTTTAGGTCATCTACAGCCGTGTCACTGTAATAGGTCTCAAGGATGCCAATACCTATGCGACCGTCAGGAAGGATCTGACCTGCTGTGAGACTGGCATTGCGTTTAGACGGACTTACGTCAAATCCAAATACAGTGTAAGCACCTGGAGACATCTGGAGCTCACTATCGCTAGTTTCCTCAAGAACGCCCATTGGCCAGGGGCTACTTAAAGCGTCAATCCAGGTACAAAGCGTCTCTGTGCGAATAGATTCAATAGAAGATATAGCAATCGTTTCGCTAATGGCTTCCTCTGTGACAGTGTAGTTAAGTGCGGGATTAGCCATCGCTACGTTATCCCAGAACTCCTCAGAGTTAAGATCTATCTTGCAATACTGAGGTGCTGAATACTCCCAATAGCCTAATTGCTTAGGCGGATACTCCTGGGCTCTGTTTCTCATATCGTTAAGCACTTTTGAAAACGCATCTCCTGCATTGCTAGTATAAAGGCTCTGAGAATTAGGACGGGCACGCGTCACTGGGGTTGCCGCGATAAAGGCCTGCTCATCGATCTCGCGAAGCTCATCAATCCAGAGGAAATCCGCTGTTCTACCACGGCTGCCGTCTCTAGTTGCAGCTACTACGTCTAATCGACTTCCACCGAACTCAGGGAGCAGCTCAATCGACTCAGTACCGTTGGCATAACGAATTGCTTTTACCTGGCAGTTCAAGAAGTCATGGTTTTCAATGATTGAGGCAATCTCTCTAAATGAAGTCAAGGCCATGCCTCTATTTGAGGACATCATTAGCAGGTTTTTCTCTTTGAATATAAACATGCCCGCGAGAATACGCATACGCGCTAGATGAGTCTTACCGCACTGTCTCGATGCTAAGGCAAGGTTACTGCGCCTGACAAAGTTGCCTTTGGCGTCAATCTTCAACATATCTTCAAGCACATGATGCTGCCACGGCAATAACGGCATGCCGATTTGCTCTGCAAGCTTGGCTACTTCATCGACTCTGGATTTGCCCTTAATAGGCGCATTAGATAGCCGAGGTTTCGTATGCCCCAATCTCTTTCGTTTCTTAGTTGCCATGTTTCTAGTCTAACTCGGATCAGGTCGGACTGTGAACGGACTGTCCTGGATCGTATTGGCGCGTGTCGGGGAGATAGGAGCAGGAAAGGCATAGGGGGTAGAAGAAGACGCTAAAAAAAGGGGTTGTGAGCGTGCGCCCTTCGATGAGTTGCAACGGCGGCAGGCAGCAGTCATATTGGATTCATCAAGCGGATCGCCGCCATTAACCAAGGCAATTAAATGATCAACTGTGTCAGCTTGACCTTGACAGTATCTACAAGTGTAGTTATCTCTAGCTAATACCCTAAGTCTTACCTTCTTGTATGCAGTAGTAAGACGAGGATCATTGTTCTTTAATGCCATCCGTACTTACGCCAATGATCTAATGCAATACATGGCTCTTGATATCTATGGCCTATATAGTCAAGACCCCATTGTACTTGGCCATAACCATCTAATGTAGATAGGTACTTACTTCTACCTTGAGGTATGCCATAGTGACTACCATTACGCGCATGCTCATTCCATGCGCTTTCTTTTCCATAAAGTATAGATAGACATTTAAATTCTTTATAGTTATAACCTAATAGGTGTAATGCATATTGTTTGTGTGTTACATATTGCACTGGTTTAGAGCCACCTGCACTGCTCATAGTGCATAGAGCTATCCCAATAGCTAGTAGCACCCCGCAAGCTACGCCCTTATAGGGCTTGCGGTGAGCCCTTGAGGGGCTCTGCGCCTTTAGCGTATCATTAGGACTTGGTTCATTTGTATAAGTGCTGGTCAGAGCGGCGTGTCTAAAGTTATCCACAGGCTCTCCTTACTTGTCGGTTGAGTAGAAGCCCTTGCCCTTGAAGTGTGTAGCTACTGGTGCAATCACCTTATCCATAGGTTCATTGCAATAGGTGCATGGGATTACTGGTCGATCGTGCCATCCGTGATAGATCTCTTGAGTAAGATCGCAGGCTCTGCATGTGTAATCGTAGGCTGGCAAGTCAAGCACTTCCTTATCATCCATGAGCCGCATGCAGGACAATGGTCTATGTCTGCGTCTTGAGGCTCGTTATCTATATGACCATATTTTAGTGCAAGTAGTGGCAAGAGATCA